TGCTATGGGCGGCGTGTTTAGTGGTGGGCGAGTCACCCCCTACGCGACGGGTGGTCTAGTAACCCAGCCTACCTTATTCCCTATGAGGAACGGGTATGGTTTAATGGGGGAAGCGGGACCAGAGGCAATCATGCCGCTGCGTAGACTACCGAATGGCAGACTCGGCGTTGAAGCAATGAGCGATACGTTCAGAGGCTCTCCGATGGAATCTCCCATCGGGTCCCAACTTACGACCAGCAGCTTGATGATTAACGCCGGGACCGTGGTTCTCGACGGGCGCTCGATGTTGCAGGATTGGATGGGTAACACTCCGCAGGAAATAGCCTCTTCTAGCAGGGGTACGCCTTCTGCTATGATGGAATCCCAGGGCGGTCCTGCCATCACCGTCAACGTCACTGTTAATGTGGCTGGTAGTTCTGGTACTTCTGAGCAGAATGCTGATCTTGGTAATCAAGTGGCTAAGGCGGTTGCTGATCAGTTTAGGGCCATGTACGCAGATGAAACTCGCCGCCAAATGAGAAGCGGCGGAATGTTCAACCAGTGAGGGGATAAATGAGTAACTTCACCCCAGATGGAATAAACTATATTGGTGAGAGCGCGACCGCTCCTAGCGTGTCGCTGCTTCCTTCCAATTCGGTTTATAAGAATACCAGTAATGGATTTTACTACGCCAGAGGTACTATTAACGCATGGGATCTATATTTTTGGCCTCCTTATCAAGCCACCCCTGGTGGCGTCAGCAGGGATATCACCCCAAGGGTTAAAGTAGCGAATTTTGGAGACGGATATAAACAAAGATCTCCAGACGGGATCAATAATATAATTGATAACTGGGAGCTTTCCTGGGACAGTCTACATTTCACCGATTCCAATTGGATCGACTCTTTCTTCTCCGCCACCCAAGGGCTACCATTTAGATGGACTCCGACCGGTGCATCCGTGATCAGAAAGTATGTGGCAATTAAATGGAATGCAACAAGAGTCTTTCCGATGTATGAGAGTTTCAAGGTTAGCCTGGAAAGAGATTTCTCGCCATGAGTATTACACAAGCTGATCAAGAAGGTACCAAGTTATCTACTGACACTTATGTGGCGCTGTACTATTTAGATCTGACCAGAATCGGAGGTAATGAGGTATTTAGATTTACTCAGTCTTCCAGAGAGAGTGGTCCCCTGATGTACGGGGGACAGCCATATTACCCCATTGATCTTGAAGTAGACGGGTTCGAATGGAATGGTAGAGGAACGCTACCTACTCCTAAGATAAGAATCGCCAATGCTAACAGAATTATGGGTGGATTGGTTAACAATTACAATGATTTGCTGGGGGCTCCTTTTGTTAGAATTAGGACTTTCAGACGATTCCTAGATGACGGAACCAGCCCCGATCCCACGGCCCATTTTCCTTTAGACATTTACAAAATCGACAGGAAGGTCGCCCATACCAAAATCTTTATTGAATGGGAGTTGGCTGCGTCTATGGACCAGGAGGGTAAGTTAATTCCCGGTCGTCAAATACTCAGAGACGTATGCACCCATAGATATCTGGTGTTTAACGCTGATAGGGGGGATTTCTTACACTATAATATCTCTACAGGGCAATTCGATTTCGGCATAGCTACATGCCCTTATAGACATCAAGACGGATTCTTCAATGAGAGAGGTGAACCTCTCAACGAGGCCAACAAAAGATTCGATAGATGTGGTAAGAAGCTGTCGGATTGTAGGCTAAGATTTGGAACCACCGATCCACTTCCAACTCGTGCCTTTCCTAGTGCAGCTAGGCTCAGACCGTGATGTTTTCTAGAACTTGCGTTGAAGCCATTCGCCAACACGCGATGCAGAAATATCCGCAAGAAATGTGCGGGTTTGTTATTGATGATGAATTTGTTCCCGTAGATAATATTCACGAAACTCCAGAGACTGACTTCAGAATGTCCGATGAAGTGGTGTTCAATGGAATGTTGGAGAAATCGTCGGCTATAGTTCATTCCCATCCTAATAACAACCATTATCCCACTGGCAGAGATATCCAGGGACAAATCTCCACCGGTAAGACCTGGGGGCTAGTTTGTACATCGGAAGATAGATGTACTGATCCTTTATGGTGGGGGCCTGGGGTAAATATCCCACCTATTATTGGTAGATCATTTAGAAACGGACCGTCCGGTTCTGATGGTATGGGAGACTGTTACGCTCTAATTAAAGATTGGTATAAACTAGAGCGGAATATTGATCTCATGGATTTTCCTAGAGATCTTGAATGGTGGTTGAGGGGTGAGAACCTATATTTAGAAAATTTTGGCAAAGCCGGATTTAAGATAGTTACGATTCCAGAACCTGGAGACGTATTCATAGCGCAAGTGGTGGGTAAATACCCGAGCCATGCTGGTATTTTAATTGATCCAGGCACCATAGTGCATCATTTATCTAACAGACTATCTAGAAGAGAGAACGTGATGCCCTGGAGAAAATACGTACATCATTGGGTGAGGTACAATCCATGACGATGATTCATTTACACGGCCATCTTAAGGACGTGTATGGCGGTCCTTATGATTGGCATTTTAACCGGCCCACCCAGGCCGTGCGACTATTGATGGTCAATTTTAAGAATTTCAAAAACGATTTCGAGACAGGCTACTATAGGGTAGTGGTGAAACACGGACCAGTTGAACAAGATCTTGATATCAACGAACTTACCTTCGGAGTAGGTAAGGGAGAATTGCATGTCATACCGGTCCCGGAAGGGTCCGGTAGCAGGGGGGGAGTTTTTAAGGCGATAATTGGGGTAGCTATCATAGCAGTTGCCATCGTGGCTTCGGGTGGTGCTATGGGCGTTGCTCTTCCTGGATTCTTAGGAGCAGGAACAGTGGCGGGGGTTGCCGGTCTGAGTTTAACATACGGTTCTATGGCGCTGCTCGGCCTCGCGGTGGCTTTATCTGGTGTCGCTATGATGTTAGCTCCTACACCTAAGGCATCTACTTCAAGTAAGGACGGAAGCAATAATTCTTTCTTACTTGAGGGGAATTTAAATACGTATGAGCAGGGAGTGGGGATACCTATTGCGTACGGTCGGTGCCGAGTGGGCGCGGTTCTGGCGGGGTCAGAGTATGATACCGTTCAGATGATGTCCGGATCTGGCACTACCAACGCTCCAGCGTATTCAAATGTGTCCGTCGATCCTGGTCAAATGTCCGGTCTAATTTCGATTAATAAACCCGCTTCTCAGCCTAATATCACTAAATTTAGAATTACTGACATAGCGGGAGGTCAGCTTTATCGCGCGGATGGTACCACATTAATATCCAACGGGGAGATCATAACTGCCGTCGAAGCTGGGACTGGTGTAAAGTATCGGGACGGTTGGACTGAAGAGAATGAGGTCGCTTATCATGAAATCAGAGATGCTTTCGTAGTCCAGGGTCTTGACGATTCTAATAGCAATGTAGGTAGTTCGACCGGAGTTAAAGTCACCAGGACGGGTAGCGACGTTCAAGATCCGTCTTACAGTGATGGTGGTGGCGGAGGTAGCGAATCATGATGGATGAGAATTGGATCACCCCTCTACCAATTGAAGGTTCTGGTGGAGGCGGCGGAAAAGGCGGAAAAGGCGGTGGTGGCGGTAAAGAGGCTTATGAAGGTCCAAACGATCTTCAAAGCAGAGCCGTAGTCCGTATTGTTGAAGTAATCAGCGAAGGACAAATTGAGGGATTCCCGGAAACCGGAGACAACATTTATAAATACGTGTTTTTGGACAATGTTCCCGTCCTCGGTCCAGCCGGTCGCAATTTTTCCGGTATCAAAGTAGATTATCGTCTTGGTTTGCCTTCACAGGAGCCTTTGTCAGGTTTCAACAGCAGTTCTAGAGAAGTGCCGGTAGGGTCGGAAATAAAGAAAGTCACTCCGAGAACGATCAGAGTCGAAGACGTTGATATCGACGCCGTACTCATCAAAATTCGTATCCCTATGTTGACTTTTCAAAACAAGTCCAACGGCGATCTCATAGGCTCCGAAGTTTCAATTGCTATTGATGTTTCTACTAACGGAGGTGGATATTCACAGATCTATTTAGATGAGATTAAAGGTAAGACTACCTCTCCTTATGAAAGATCATATAGGGTAAATCTGCCCAAGCCGATAGCATCAAATGGTTATTGGGACATCAGAGTTAGAAGAATCACAGACGATAGCACTGAATCAAATATTCAGAATAAAACTTACTTCTCAAGCTATACGGAAATTATTAATCAGAAATTCACGTATCCGGATACGGCTGTATTAGGGATCGAGGTAGACGCTCAACAATTTGGATCAAGTATCCCGAATCGATCGTATGAAATTCTAGGCAGAAAGATACAGGTACCTTCTAACTATTTCCCTCAAAGCCGGAAATACACCAGAAATCCATCCGATGGTAGTGACACCAATGTTGAACAACCGTGGAACGGGGGGTTTTACACCGCTTGGTCCGACAACCCCGCCTGGGTGTTGTTCGATATCTTAACTAACGAGAGATATGGCTTAGGGGAAAGTATTTTACAGGAGAATATTGATACTCCTGGACTATATGAGATTGCTAGGTATTGCGACGAGCCCGTCAATACGGGGTTTAGAAATCAAGACGGGACGGACATTAAAGAGCCTAGATTTCGGTTTAATGGAGTAATAACCGGCAGAGAGGACGCATACAAAGTCGTCCAATCGATAGCGTCGTGTTTTCGAGGGATGATTTATTGGTCGAGCGGGTCTATTTACGTTAAAGCGGATAAACCTGAAGACCCTATGCGTGAGGTTAACCCGTCCAACGTTATTAACGGCGAATTTAGTTACAGCGGTACTTCTATCAAGGCTAGGCATACGGCGGCTCTTGTCACGTACAACGACCCCGAGGACAACTACGAGCCCACTCCTGAGGCGGCAGAAGCAGACCCAATTACTATTAATGCTCTTGGGTACAGACAGACTGAGGTGATAGCATACGGGTGCACTTCCCGTAGTCAGGCCCATCGTCACGGTAGATGGATTCTTGATACTGAGACGAACGAAACCGAGACGGTAACCTATAGAGCATCGTGGGATCACGCTTCCGTGATGCCCGGTGACATCATAAGAGTCCGTGATCCCGACAGAATTAATGTCAGAACCGGTGGTAGAATCATATCCGCCACTAGCGACAGTGTGACGTTGGATTCTTCTGTGGTGTTGGATAATCCGGCCCCAGGAGCATACACGCTATCTGTATACGTTCCGGCGAGAATCTTTAAGCAACAAAATCCTCCTGGAGCTTCTGTATCTAATAGCGGCGATCTATGGTACAACAACAGCGGAACGGCTCATAGGTACGTTGATGGATCGTGGTTGATCACCACGGATACTCGCGGCCCAGTAATCGATTGCGAAGTGAGTAATTCTACAGGTACGTTTACCACTCTAACTCTCGCAAACCCGTTCCCCAATGGCGTTGTTCCTGCCCCAGGTTCCATCTGGGGCCTGTCTAATATCTTAAAGGATGACTTGTTATATCGTGTTATTGCCATTAAGGAATCCGATGATAATAATTATGATATCACTGCTTTGCTACACGATCCCGATAAATACGGCAGAGTAGAGCAGGGGTTCGGCTTAGAGAGAAAGGAATACGATTATTTTCCGAACTCTATACCGCCCGTAACCGGTATCACATTCTCGGAATTTGCTGTGACAGCGGATACCGGAATTATTCGTAGATTAAGAGTATCTTGGACTCCGCCAGACAATCAATTTGTCTCCGGATATAGATTCAGATATAAAGTGAACAACGATAGTTGGAGCCAGGCATTTAGCATCTATGTCCCCGAATATCTTCTCGATAACGTTGTGGCCGGTACCTATGAGGTTGCGGTCGAAGCGGTAAGCTCTTTCGGTCAAGTGAGCCTATTATCACTATCCTCTTATGTTGTAACCATAGGAGGATCTTCGCTACTGCTACCCCCCGTTAATATCCGAGTAATTGGGACTGTTAATGGCACCAATTGGGCCGGTCTTAATCTCGGTTTTGAATGGGACAACAACCCTGGGAATGCCGTTCTAACTCAGGTCGTACTGCAAGACTATGAAGTATCCATCTTAGACCCTATTACTAATAACGTTCTGAGAACGGTTAATGTTGAGGGTCAGATCAGGGCCATATATTTCTACTCGGATAATTTGAATGACGGAGGCCCCAGAAGAGGGTTAAAAGTCTCAATAAAAGCTAGAGACGTATTTAACAGACTTAGCAACGCGGCTACGGCTGTCCTCACTAACCCCGTCCCAGATGTCCCAGTTCTAATTGCCGCTACCCCTGGTTTTTCGTCTACCCTGGTCAGATACACTCCACCAACGGACAGTGATTGGGAAGGAGTGTACGTCTGGATATCGAATCAATCTGGTTTTACTCCCAAATACCCAGGCGAGACTGTCGGCAGTAACGAGGTTCTGCCTATCTATGAGGGCAGCGATACGACCATCGTGTTGCCAACGGCTCCTGGCGTTACTTATTACATGAGGTATGCTGCATTCGACGTATTTGGTAGAACAGGGTTAACTCTGTCCAATCAGATACCGTTCAGTACTCCGACCCTCAGACCGGAAGACCTAGATACCATCCCACCTGGGACTCCCACCGGACTAGTTCTGTCTACCGAATTGGGCGATGATGGTGTTGTATATGTAATTGCTAAGTGGAATCCCAATGGGGAAAGTGACTTTAGCTATTATGACGTGCAATTCAAGGCAGTGCCTCCCGCAGGATTAGCTGCCAATTTCGATTGGATATCATTCTCGACTGCCTCCACTACTTATAAAGTTGGGGTGGCTCCTCTCACCACTGTTTATGTGAGAGTGAGAGCGCTGGATAGGATTCAGAATAAAAGCGCGTTTACTACTCAGCAGTTTATCCAGGCGTTTGCTGACGACGTTCCTCCCAGTCCTCCTACGGCACTGACGTACGACGCCGCTATTCGTACTATTTTCTTAAGATGGACGAATCCGTCTGATGACAAATATTTATCTCACATCGAAATATGGCTAAATCAGACCGGTGATGAACCTGATCCCATCGCCAACAGAGCCTCGATGCTTCTCAGCGTCGTTAACGCTATATCGGGCACCGAAGGAGGCTTTACCGCTAGTGGGTTAACTCCAGCCTCTACCTATTATGTGTGGCTTAGAGCGGTAGACACTAGCAATAACGCCAGCGTATTTTCTCAAAGACTAACCGTAGCGGTCCCGCAGCTTACCTCGACCGATATCGAGAACGGAGCCATCGAAGCTATTAACTTGGCGTCGAGTCTATCCGTCCCGGAAATTGTGGAGGCTCTGCCGACTGAAGGCTTATACCAGGGTAGATTGGCGTTCTTAAAGAGCAACAACACCATTTATAGGTACAGCGTAGTTAGCGGTGTTGGAGCTTGGGTAAACACCGTAGACACCTCCTTATTGGCTGGAAGAATCCAAGCGGGGCAGATAGCGGCTGGAGCCATAACTACTAACGCGCTTGCTGTTGGTGATTTCAGTAACCTTACTGAGAACGGTAATTTCGAAGCTGGAGACGGAGCAGAGACAGGCGGGTGGACTAAGGGTGATAATTGGTCCATCGTCAATGACTCTGTGAATGCGTTCTCCGGGACATGGGTAGCTCGTCACAATGCTTCCGTCATAGATGACGTAATCTCTAATAAATTCGCATTCACCGTAGTCGAAGGTGATAAGTTTTACGCTGTAGCCAAGATTAAGTGCATATTGACCAACGCCAACGGTGCGTTCGTTAGGGTCAGATTTATTGACTCGTCTGGGGGATTAATCAGCCCTACTATTGATGGTAACTTGATCAATAGCTCGACCTACGCTAGCTCGACGGTGAAAGCTACTATCCCCGCTGGTGCTATTAGAGCCCGCGTCGAAGTGGTAGCCACAAATAGAGCCGGTACGGTGTTTTTAGATAACGTTAGTATCTTCAGATTGACGTCCACTACCTACATTGCCGATGGGGCCATTATTACTGATCACTTCGTGGCCAACAGCATCAGCGGCAGTGTCATCGCCGTAACCACACTGAATGGCGATAGGATCGTAGCCGGGTCCATATCCGGTGACAGGATTAACTCTGTAACCAGCCTTCCTGGCTCGATCACTGTCGGAACCACTGGGTTTAATCTGGAGGTCATAGCTAACCAAGCCGATGACCCCGCTAATAGAATTAACGATAAGACCACGCAAATTGGGGCAGGCAAGATTACCATTACCGGTAATCAGAACTTTAATCTGCAGAGCTTGGTGGAAGCCTGGAGAACGGGCGGGGACAGCACTCAAATCAATGGCGGAGTTATTTCCGCCAATAGTGTCCGTTCGAATAGCTTGGTGGTCGGGTCCAGAAACCTTACCATTGAAGGGATCACTTTCGACTTTAATAAAGACACTAATACCGTGTTCTGGTATGGAGGGAGAATAAGCTATCCGGGAGATTTGACTGGGAATTTAGTCAGCGTAAATGTATCTGATAATCTCACCGGCATGATGTGGACTGGTCAAACAATTTACGTCTATTGGACCAGAGATACTACCTCTCTCACCGCTACTATTAACACCGATGACCTTGAGGGAGATAACAAAGTAATAATGGCCACCTATAGAGGTGGCGTGAATCTGGTTGCCAATTTCGGCAGGACTGTAGTTGACGGCAGTACTATTATTACCGATACGATTCTGGCTAACCGAATCCGGACCGGCAGTATTACTACCACTCAATTAGACGTCACTGAAGTACTTCGGGCCGGTAACATCAAGACAGGATTCTTGGACGCCGACACTATCTATGTTGGGGATACTCTCCAAATTGCTAGCATTGGTCGCAGCATCGCTGGTGTTGTTACCGTAACTACCTCCGTTCCCCATGAATACACTGTCGGTAAATTCGTAGTAATATCGGAGGTATCCAACAGATCATTTGATGGAACGTATCAAATTACCGCCGTTCCGAATACTAGTCAGTTCCAATTTAACCAACTCGGCCCAGTGGTAGCTAATTCTAATCTCGGTGGCACGATTTTAGGGGTCAAATATACCGCCATTGATGGTGCTTCTGGCCAAATCAGGGTCAATGACGGCACCAGAGATAGGGTTAAAATAGGCAAGCTATCCGGTTCCAACTACGGTATCGAGCTATTCGATGCCAACGGTAATCTCTTAATATCCACTGATGGGGTGCTAGGTTCTAGTGTTTATATCGGGACGAGCGAAGGTAACAAACTATTAACCGATATCGCCAATAATGCCTTGGTCCCCACGGTTAATTTCGTCGGAACATTCTCCTCTCAACCTAGCACTTCAATTTATAATGTAAACTCGGTGTATAAGAATAGCGTAGACGGCAACAGCTACGTTCTGGTTGAGAATACTCCCGGTCAGAAGCAATGGACTTTGTACCTAGAAAAGGGAGAGAAAGGGGACAAGGGCGATGAAGGTCAGCAGGGGCAAGAAGGTATTCGGGGACTTGACGGTCTACGAGGTGCCAGAACTTTCTATGTTAATAGAGGAACAATTTCAGCGGTCACCGAAGCGGGCGCATGGAGTGATTCGGTAGCCAACACCACAGCGTCCCTGGGCAATGGCCCGATGCCGGGAGATACTGTTACTCAATACGGCATTAGGACGTTTATAGAAGGTGGAGTCGGTAGCTCCGCCTCGTTCGCCATCACTAAGTTTTGGTCGGGACCTATTGGGAACGGCGCGCCTACCACTAACTCTTGGACTTCTCCAGGCGTGGTAATAGACGGGAATCTACTAGTGACAGGAACCATCGGAGCTAGTAAACTGGCGGTCGGCCAATTGTCTGCGATTACTGCGAACGCGGGGGTCATTACTGCAGGATTGCTACGGTCTAACGATGGCAAGTTTATTATCGATTTAGACAACAAGTTCTTCAAGATAGAGGTATAACGTGTTCGGCCATAGAATTACCAAAGAAATATTTGATCAGATCAAGAGCGCTGGCACTTGCTTTCTAGATCAGGAGTTAGGCAAAGTAGTAGTCTCCTTTGAAAAGGGACCTAATACTGTCGTTAGATGCGTGTCGGTTGACCATGAACAAGTGTACGAAATTTCTGAAGAATTACGTTCTCAAATGAATAGTGAGAAACTCCCTTTAGTCGTTCTTGGCCCTACCTTGGACGCCAGCGAAGCCTACGTTCCCGACAGATTCTTTGAGAATCATCCATATATCAATCGTCCTTTCATTCACGGCATTTTTGATTGCTACACTCTGATACGTGATTACTACAGAAGAGAATTTGGGAAGCTACTTCCTAATAACAATCAGAGAACTTATGGGTGGTGGAATTCCGGAGAGAATTTGTACGTTGAGGGCGCTCCTGATTACGGCTTCGAACAGGTCAACTCGATCAGGAAAAATGACGTCATCCTGATGAAGTTCACCTCTATGCCGAGCCATGCTGGAATTTACATGGGTGAAGGTAAGATCTTACACCATGTTGGGGGTAGATTCTCCTGTGTAGAACCTCTTACTTCTGAATATAAGAGAATGATCTTCGGAGTATACAGACAGACGAATAACAACAATGGGTAAGAAGCTAATTGGTTCCGGCGTTATTGGCGGCGGAACTATAGCTATAGTTGACTCTTCAGCATCCAACGATGGCGACGTATTATTCCGACCTGATTTTTACTATGATAAACTAAGGTTCCATAGTAGTTTCGATTACATGGCCATTGCGGTTCAGGTCGAGGCTACTGTCTCTTTCCCGTACCAAGAGGTTACACAGAGCGCGGGCGGTAAGAAAGGTAAAAATCCTTCAGAAATCCCTAGAGAGGGAACCACTCTGCATACTATAGCCCATCATAATTTGGGTTATAGACCCTCACTTATAGGAGTGAGAGCGGATAACAACAGAGCTATTGCCGGGTCAATGTTCTTCGCCACGACCAGTAACACTTCATTCAGACTGGGGTGGTTTGCAGTTGATAATGTCAGTATCTATTTAAAAGAGAGATGGTTCGTGCAATATAATCCGCTACCGGCTGAGAATATAACATTCAGGGTGTATTGCTTTAATAAGGCGACCGTCTGATGGCTCAAAATGTATTAATCGACCCTTTCAAGATGATAGTGGGGGCGAAATTTGATTCAAGAAATAGGTACGTACATAAGAGTCCAGTATCTTCGGACATGAAATTCCCTAACAGCCCAACGTTCGTAGCGCAATTTAATTCATTAAGATACGCGTTTGATGGTCAGTCCTACGGTATAGTTCAACAGGGACAGATAGATACTAATTATTTTGCTCAAATCACTTATCTAAAAGATAACGCTTCGACTTATCATAGTCCGCCCGGTTTTTTCGCTACGGCGGATAGAATATTTATATCGAGGAGTGACGATAACCTAATAACATTCGATACCGACCACCGAATGCCACATATAGCTCAGATATACAGCGGATCACATGTTACTCCTAACGAAGCCGTCTCATTCGTCGGGGGAGATGTGGACGTAGTTCATCGTCAGTTATTATTGTCGTTCAACGAACTATCGGTGGATGGGCCTGATGGGATATTATTCTCGCATATCCAGATTGGCGGAGGTGAAGCTGACACTGGTGGATATACTATGAGCATGATGGGTGGAACTATCTTAGCTCACATCATAAGGCAAGATGGTCAATACGCCGGATGCGTTCTTCTCAATTTAGTGGAAGATACTCAAAATCAGAAGATCTTCTTGGACACTCAAATAACCTTTAAACGCCCCATATCCAGCTTTCCTTCATACGAAAGCAATCAGAACGGTTTCCCCGTGACGGTATACACGGGTTTCGCGTTGAACCTTAATTACACAGTCTTCAGAGGAAAATACACGTGATTCGAATCCGAGCCATCACAGTCAATAACGTGGAAAACGTTACGACGGTGGAAGCTGATATCATCAAGCAAGTAGGATCGATCCAACAGATCGACAAAACGGTCTTCGTGATGCTGCCTCAGCGTTATGAGTCGATTACCCCTGAGTTGCTAGATGCGGTGTCTATTAAGCTTAATGAATCAGGCATTGATCCTTATCCCTTGGAGGAATAAATGTCGTCTGCTATGAGGGGTAAGAAGGGTAATAGACCCAGTGAATTAGACTGGAAGTTCTATGCCTATCCTGCCCCTCCTTCCGTACCTCCGATCACAATTGCGATCCCCTGGGAGAACGTTGTTGATCCGTGGGAAGGCATATCGACTGTCTGGGAACAGCTGGGCTCAGGCGGTCCGTCTGGAGTTGGACCTTGGGAAACGGTTACGTCTCCTTGGGAAAGTATCAACACGACATGGGAGAGTCTCACTGGTTCCGGGGGCGGAGTCTCCGGGACATGGGACAATCTGAATGCGTCGTGGGATAGTATCAATACGTCTTGGTAGATTCTTGACTCAGACCCTGGGTCAGTATTCCCTATCACAGATCATATGCGAGTCCGCATGGGGGTAACATAAGATGGTGGCTCTAACCGGTAGAACCCCCGCGTCTACTTACAAGGACCTGCTGCAGGTCAGCAATAACAATAGCGGCATTGACGCTACTCCCAGACCCGTCGAAGATGGGGAGGGTACTCAGTCCCCTCTGCAAATTTCCTCCACCAAGGTCAATATCCAATCCGGCCTTCAACTAGGCGGGGTGGACGTTGCTATTACTGCAGAACAACTTAACACCCTGGCTAGTATCGGAGGCACCACCACTACTGATGCTCTCCGTGTCACTGGCGGTCTAACCAGTGTACTGAAGACCCTTAGAGACGGCAACAATAATGACGCCGCTCTTCAAGTGTCCACTACTGCCGCTAGATTCGTCGGTGACTGGTTCCTCGGAAGCACAAGAATCACGGCAACTGCCAGCCAAATCAACAGCCTGAATACTTTAATTGGCGCTACTGTTGGCTCCCTGAAAATGGGAGCGGCGATAGCGAGTACGTTCCAGGCGGTAACTGACACCGCAGGAAGCTTAACAGGCTTGTCTTTATCAAATTCCGGCGTCAGAATCAATAGTCTTAATTTAAATGGAACTACTTTATCGGCCACTGCTTCTCATCTAAATGGGGTAGGAGCGGGCATGCTTAAGATGGGGGCAGCCCTGTCTGCGACCCCTCAAAACTTGTCCGACAATTCAGGAAATAATCTACCGATTCAGGCCACTACCGATAGAATCACGTTCACGAGTCAAGTCGATCTCGGTAGCGGCTCTGTTATTCGTGGAGGTACTCAGCTAGTCGCTACCTTTTCGGAACTTAATGCCATTGCTGGCGGCGAAACCGCTCCAAACGTCCTTTGGGTAACTAAAAGCGGTAATGATGCTAGTGACGGGTCTAGCGTCATTAAAGCCAAACTGACTATCAAGAGCGCGGTAGCTAGAGCCATTGCCCTCCAGGACGCCTTTTTGGCCGCTAACGTGCTTCTTTCAGCTCCCATTGCAGACAGAGCGCGGGCGCGTCCTCGTATTGTCATTAAGGTAGCCGCTGGCGATTACTCTGAAGTATGTCCAATAGTTTTAAACAACAATATCTCCATTGTTGGCGATGGCCTCAGAGTAGTCAGTATTCGTCCTACACCGGAGACGAATCAGAAGGATATGTTTCAAGTGGACGGTGGTTGCTATATTACTGGCGCCACCTTTAGGGGCCATCAATACCCGTCTTTCGCCATAGTGTTCAAGCCGGGCGCTTATATTTTGGCGTCCCCTTATGTTCAGAACTGCTCGTCCATTACTGCTAAAGATATTGACGGTCAAGCCGGGTCAATCGCTCTTAATTCTGATCCGACTGGCGGAGGCATGAAGGTAGATGGGGCGGTGCCTAACTCATCGTCTCCCATTAAATCTATGGTGTGCGACTCGTTCACCCAAGTTAACCTTAATGGCCCTGGATTTTTCATCCTTAATGATGGATATGCCCAACTAGTTTCTTGCTTCGGTACGTTCTGTTCGTATCATGTGAAAGCCGCGACTGGGGGTCAAGTTAACCTATCGAATAGCACCACGGACTTCGGTAGTCAGGGGCTGGTCGCTACGGGCAAATCAGTATCGGCTATTTATACGGGAGCCTATTCGTCTGATAGAACCGGGTTGGCTAACAATCAAATCAGAGTAGGATCACTGGGTACTAACCGCCCGTATGGCGGCATGATTATGGAAATCAATATAGGTGGTGTTGACGTACTGTTTACGGTAGGAACAGCCACGGCACCTATCGGAGGTCAGTCAACCGTCACGGTATCTCCGGCCCTCACAACATTTCCGGCAAACGGAGCCCCGGTTAAGTTTTACAACAGATCCACTATTTCCACTGGTAGCCATACCATGGAATTCGTTGGGGCCGGATTCGATTACGGCGCTCTACCTCAGAACGGAGGGGTTCCTGTCCCCAATAACGAGGCAGTGGATGACGGCATTGGGCGCGTATATTATACTTCTACCGATCATCTTGGTAATTTTAAAGTCGGAGCGTTCCTGAGGATCGATCAATCCACGGGATCGATCACTATTCCAGCAGACGCTAATATTAATCTTTCCTCTCTGTCTTCCTTAGGTCCATTCAGACAGATAATCGCCGGGACCGCCTCTCCGGTGGGAGTGGCCGTAGCGGAATTCAGTGATACCATCGGCAGCGGACTGTTGGTATCAAACCACGGGAACTTGGCCGCTACATTACCTACGTCTCGCGCGGTGATGGAATACGTTGATTCTAAGGTAGGCGCTGTAATAGACATTACCGCTACCAACAACCTAAGTAACTCCGGGTGGACTTTCACTATTGATGGTCGTTCTTACGCGGACGATCCGGTTCTCAGACTTTACAAGGGATTTGAATATAGAATATCCGTTCAGCCTACTTCATCCAACCCCGCGTACGCTTTCTTTATTAAGACCGACAGTTCCTCGGGGGCCATCAATTCCTACAACGATGGCGTCACCAACAACGGCGCATACACCGGAGCGGCTGGCGGAAACGTAATAAATTTCAAGGTGCCATACGACGCTCCTGCTAAGCTGTACTATACCGCTAGCGGGTTCCCGACCATGACCGGAGAAATCCAGTTATTTGATTTGGTCGATTATTCAAGCCTATCCGGTCGCCCAACCATTGTCAGCGCCTTCGTCAACGATGCCGGTTATTTGACTGCCGCGTCACTTAGCGGGGTAGCCGTAACTAGTGTATCGGGGCGGAGAGGGGCGGTTACTCTGACTGCCGCCGATATTAGTGGTCTGTCTTCGGTAGCTACCACCGGTAGTTATTCGAGCCTCACTGGGACGCCTACTATTGGTGTGGCTGCTGGTAACATACTGGCCTTGGATGGCTCTGCTAGACTGCCATCCGTCCCGGTCTTTCAGCCTGAACTAAGAGAAGTTAGGTTGAGAGAGCAAACGCTGACTGCCACGGGCACTCTGACTCTGAACTACGCCACCGCAGATAGATTTAGAGTGACCGCCACCGGCAACATTAGTACTATCAGTGTTACAAATATGCCAACCAGTAGAGCGGCCTCGATAGTACTGGAAGCCGTCAACTGGGGAGCGTTTGCTATCACGCACCCAGTCTCCATGAGATTTGCTGGTGGTCTATCCCCAAGTTACACTGCCAGCGGTAGTGACGTCATTATCATAGAAAAGAATTCTAACGAAGAATTCACATGGATGGTAGCATCCAAGAACGTTAGGGCGGTGGCCTAATGTCTGTGGTCAATAAAGTTATCATGGCTTCTGCCGGGCAAGCAGAAGGCGATGGAACACTGCCCGAAGAATCAATCAACATTGGGCAAGCATTTAGAGGCGGATTCTACGCAGGAAGAATTCGGGACGAAGGCACCACCTATATGATCCTAGCCAGGATCGTATCGGACG